GACCAGGAAACGCTACCACGTTTTCTTTGATTCTATTTGGCTGTTTGAGATAGAGAAACTTAATCTTCTCGCCGTCTTGAATCAACTCGTATTTGTCCTGTAATCCTTGTTGAGTAATATAGTGATTGTAGAGTAGCGAGCCGCGAACATGGATCGGAGTGCCTTTGCTGTAGATACTGTGCCGATCTTTCCACTTCGTAATCTCAGAGACACCGCGCGGAAACGCAATGTCTTCGGGCGCGAGAGTCTTGAACTCACTCTTGAAGTTCGCAATAAACTTCTGGGTATCAGCTTCGGTACCTTCAATAATAACACGAAACACTTGCTTAAACACATCACGCACAACTTGTGGTGTGCTAGACTTGACAGCTTCAATGCCCATCATCTTTAGTTTAGGCGTAGCATAGCGAACGCCTTCGTTATCATGAACATTCAGAATGTAGCGCTTCTTCGCCATCCAAATGCCACGATCAGCAATTGCTTCTCGCTTCATCACCATACGATTCTCGTATGCGTTGGTATCTTCTGCTAGCTTTGCATATGCATTCGCAATCTTTTGCTCAAAGTGTTCTGCGACTTTACTCAGAAAGTTAACAGGATTGGCAGGCTTGTGCAGAGCAACCAGCGGTGCGAAGTTAATGTATACCGAATCGGTATCGATTGCAATCACATAGTCGTCTTTGGTACCAAGAATCTCTTGCATTTCTGCATTCACCGCAGCCTCTGCAACCTTGATAGCGCGCTGACCATTTGTGGTCACACCTTCTGCAATCTTCTGGTCGAAGTAACGAAAGTATTTGTTCGCTAGCGCACCATAGAGACTGTTCATGAGAATCTTGATTGCCATCTGCTGATTGTCTAGCGTAGCAATTTCATTCTCAAGTTTCTTTGTAGGCGCGTTCTCGTACTGCTGCTTAGCGTCAAGCATGCTTCGCTTGATGCTTACACGGTCGTCATAGAACTTACGAATCACATTTGGGATAATGCCTTCGAAATCTTTTCGGAACATAGCACCATTTGCGCACTTGGTTGTGTCTGCATTTTCTTCGTAGCACATCGTCTCGGGCGACATATTATATTGCACGATGATGTTCGGATACAGAGAGTTTAGATCGAACGAAAGCACCCAGTCATGCGCACCAACCATGGGATCTTTTACATAGCCGCCGACGATCTTACCAGCATCGTGATCAATAGGCGGTTTACCAGGAATCACGATATTCTTCTGGATCAACTGGTTGTAGATGATCGAATCCCAGATGGCGGTCGTACCAAACGTCTCTTGATAGTTGGTCTTCGCTTGATACGCCATGGTCATCGCTAGAGAAATAAGCCCCATCTTCTCTTCGAAACGATCCACAAGCTCAACGTCTTTGATGTTATAATCAATAAACTTTTGAAAATCGTGCTTGTATAGAGAGTGAAGCGAACCATATTCTTCGTACGACAACTTGCGTACACCTAGCACAACATTTGCGATATGATCAAGCTTGTACGACTCTTGCTCGCCCCAGGTCTGCTTGCCAAACTTTTTGAAAAGATCCAGATAGTCTAGCTGTGAGATACCTTCAAGATCGTATGCAATCTCAGTGCCGTTGATCATACGAATCTCGCGCTCGCGCACGAGCCCCCACGGAGAGAACTTCTTGATCGCCTCAAAGCCTAGTACTTGCTGAGCCCGATTGACCAGATATGGAATATCGAACATCTTGCTGTTCCAGCCAGTCAGCACATCGGGATAGTTCTTTGCCCACCAGAACATGAATGACTGCAGCAGATTCTCTTCGTCAGAACAGTGATAGTATTGAATGTGGTGATCGTTCAGAGTAGGATCGTACTCACCCATGCCCCATACATGATAGAGCATCGACTGGTTCGACTTGACAGCAATTGAGATTACAGGATGCTTTGCTTCGTTTGGCTTTGGAAAGCCAGCGTCAGAAGCGACCTCGATGTCAATCGTGCAGACATTAATCTGATCACGATTAAATTTGATATCGCGAGGAAACGCCTCGCCAATAAACTGAGTGACATAGTTTGTCTGCCCGTGGACAGAGAAGTTAGGCACACCTTCGTACTGCTTCATGAAATCCGCAGCTTCGGTCATGCTATCGAACTTCATGGGCTCGACAGCTTTACCAAAGAGTGTGTGATACTTGCCTGTAGCCTTTGGGCTCTCTACAAACAGAGTTGGTCCATAAGGAATTTTGCGCGCGACTGCTACGCCATCTTCGTAGCCGCGATAGAGGATTTTGTTACCATAACGAAGAACATTAGTATAGAATTTCATCTTATAATGATATCACTTATTTTATACAATAGCAAGAAGTACCAGAACAGAAATCGTCGCAATCGTAACCCAACCTGATTGCTCGTGAGTGAAGCTCATGAACAAGTCTTTTACTTTGTCGCCGATAAATTTAACCATGTTTGCCTCCTATTGATGATGCGGGCTTAGGGTGCCCGCGAACCCATGTGTTTACTACTGAATCGAAACCACTCTTGGCTTTTTCTCTTCAGGCAATTCAAGTTTCAGAAGAACATACAAAACACCGTCAGTATAAGACGCGCTGATAACATTCATATGCTCTGCAATCTTGAATGCTTTACGAAACTTCTTGGACGAAATGCCTTTGTGAATAAAGGTCAGAGGCTCATCATCACGCGCGCCGTGTTGCTCACCACTGATTAATAGATCAGTGTTGTGATGCTCGACTTTCAGTTCGTCTCTCGCAAAGCCCGCAGTAGCGATTTCAAGTTGATAAGTTTCATCGTCGTACTTGACGATATTATGGGGGGGATAGTTTTGCTGATTCGTGGTTTTGGTCAACAGTTCCATATCGCGGAACAGATTGTCGAAGCCAACAAAACGAGGTAGAGCAGCACCAAAAGGTGCGAGGTCATGAGTAGTCATGAGTGTATCTCCTTAAATTAAGCAAGATTGAAGTGCGACCGAACCATTCGCATCGCACATCTATTTATACACTATATGACTTACAATGTCAAGACTTATTGCCGATATTATATTTCGGGCAAAGTTCCCACTGGTCTTTTTCTTTATGAGAAATAATCTTGACTTGACGCAACGGCGCGCATTCAGCAACTTGCGCTTTGTCTACAATCTGCACCAGCCCCCAATCTGCAAGCAGTGTAGCAATCGTATTGCGACGAAGAATATCAGCTTCTTCTAGATTCGACTTCTTACCATCAAGCAGAAACAACTCTTTAAAATGAACAATAAAGTATCGCCCCTGCTTGTGTAGAATATGACAGGACTGAAACAGTTTATTCTCGCGACGCGATGCGACGCCCATTCTAGTCAATGTTTCGCGAACTTTGAGGAAGTCATCAGGTTGTGTCAAAGTCACTTCCAGCATATCTGCTGGTTTCCAAATTTTATTTTCTTCCACCTTTATAGATCCTTCTTTTTATATCTTGTATTTGATCTGGTGAAAGGAGAGATAAAGCAGAACGGGCTTTTTCGTTGCTGTATCCATAATACTCCTTTACCGCTTCCACGTCATCGAAAGTCTGAGGCTTTTCCCATTTAGAGAATCGCTTTCGCTTTCTTACTGTATTTAGTAAAAAATGGAATTGTAACTTTTTATCAAGGTGATGGTATTGATTCATCACATTGGCAGCAGAAACGGTATCGGGAAAGTAAGACAGAGAACGATTTGTTAAAAAAGTGTTATATGCTTTCTCTTTCAAATCGTCGTCCATGATGTCTTTCTTGTCGTAATTAATTGCGTTTACATAGTCAAATGGATTCATTACTTGAAGCTCACATTTGCCATGACTTCGGTCATACACGCAACAACATTCAATTCATGATCAGCCACGAATGCATTCTTGTATTGATAGTCTGCAAGGATGAGAACTAACTGAGGAATCGAACTTGGTTCGACATGATCATACATGTTATCATAAAGTTCGCGGAAGATTGACGACACATCAATATCAACATTCTGGGCAACCCAGCTTCGCATCTTCTTGAAGTCTTTGTCTTTCAGAGCCTTGAAAAGGATGCTATAGTTACCAGAAACGTCATTGTTGAGAACTGTAGTTTCTAGTTGCCCGCCAATAGAGTAGCGCTGACACTCATTGATCACACGGCGCCAGTCAGGAGCATGCTTCATGATCAACTGAGCAATCAGGTCTTTATTGAA